GGCCTTAAGGCTTTCTAAATCGATTTTTAAGCCGTCCTTAATGGCATCGTAAATATCCACTTTATGGCGGCTAAAGCCCATGGCATCGGCGTTTTCCCAGATTTCGTAATATTTGCCGCTTTTGCCGGCCGGGGTGGAAATGACGCGAATGCTAAAGCCACGGCTGATGATGGGCAATACGGCGCGCCAGATTTCTTTGGCGTCGCGGTGGAAGGCAAATTCGTCGAGAAATACATGGCCACTGTATCCGCGCACGCTGTTGGGACTGGCCGGCAGGGCCACAATTTTGCTACGATTGGGGAATACGACCTCGCTGCGGGTTTCCCTGGGAAAGTGCACGCCTTTAACCTGCTTGAATACGCTGAGGATGTTTTGAATGCGTTCCAGTACTTCGGTGGATTGCCGCTCGGTGGTGGATAGGATGAGGATGTTGGTTCGCCGTTCGGTTGCCATTTGAATGGCTTCGAAACAAACGGCGGTGGTAAAACCGATTTGCCGCGCTTTGAGCACGATTTTTTTGCGGCTGTGGTCGTTAATCCAGCGTTGCTGGTATGGGTAGAGTGTGAACATTTGAAAATTAGAAAATTACAAAATTAGAAAATTTGAAAATTTGAAAATTGGAAAATTGGAACATTGGAAAATTGATACCCTTAATCTTTCAATCTTGTAATCTTTTAATCTTTTAATCTTGTAATCTTGTAATCTTTCAATCTTTAAATCTTTCAATCTTGTAATCTTTAAATTTCCGCTTTCAAATTCAGGCCAGTACTTCGCCCAGAGCCTGGCGGATGATGTCCTTCAGGTCTTCGGGTTCTTTTTCTTCATGGTGGCGAACTACATCTTCATAATCCTTAATTTTGGTAATCATGGGCAGCAGTTTGCCCAGGGCGTACAGGCGGCCGCTATCTACTTTTTTGCCATTTGTCATATCTTCTTTAATGGTTTTGAGCAATAGTCGGGTAAACTGGTAAAGTTCTTCGTGGAAGGCCTGGCGGCTTTCCAGATATTGTTTGCGTTTTTTGCTCCAGGCGCCCTGGCGTTTCCACAGGCGCAGGGTGCTTTCCGCCACACCGGTTTCGGCGGCAATTTCGGCCAGGGTGCGCTGCTGGGTCACATACATGCGCTCGGCAATGTCAAAATACTGCTGTTTTTTAGCCATTTAACGCGTCCTCAAGCTGGTGAATGCGTTCGGTAACGTTCTGCAGGCGTTCAATAACAGCCTGGAGTTGTTCCGCATGTGCCAGTATTTCCCGCGCTGGAATGCGGGAAAGGTCTTCCTCATAGGGGTTTAATGCCATACGCATCATGCTAATGAGGCCACTGGCCTGGAGTTCCAGATTGCGCTTTTCGGTTTGATAGCTGGATAGCTGGCCTTTGAGTAATAGGCGTTCCTGGTTCATTTGTCCCCCTGAATTTTCTGGTCGATTTTGTTGAGCAATACAAAAAATTGCTGGAAGATGCTGTTTTGTTCTTGAATTTGCTGGATCCAGCTTTCCATCATTTCTTTATACTGGCGGTTTTGCATGTAAAAGATGATGAAAAAAAATATGAGATAAATAAGCATCATCAGCTCGCGAACAAGTTCCATGCAATTCCTTTCATGCCTACGTAGCAGGGTGCAAAATAGGGGTTTTGGTTGTGGAATATCCATTGCGCTGGAGGGTGTTTTATGCAGTAGAATATTGATTTTTAATAAATTAGGTTCGTTGTGTCAGGCGGGCCTGCCTCTTCCCGGGGGCAGGCAGGGTTGATGTGTGTCACCCTTCGACAGGCTCAGGGTGACACAGACAGGCTCAGGGTGACACAGACAGGCTCAGGGTGACACAGGTAGAATCAGGGTGATATGAATTGGCGAAAGGGTTTTTAAAGCGTTTAAAAAGCAGTTTTTAAATTACCAAAAAACAATGGTTTATATTTTCAAAAATTCCGGTGTTTTTGAAGGTCGTGGGTGGGTTGCGCCAATGTGTATGCGGTTGCGCTGGCAAAATTTGGCGTTTAAACGGCTTCTGACGCACGATCGCCTTTAAGGCAATAGAAATGTATAGGCAAAATTTTTTGAAAGAATTTAAACGGGTTTTGAAGCGTTTTGAAAAGGGTCTGGGAATAATTAAAGACCTGTTTTCGCGATGTCCATAAAAAAAGGAGCTCAGTATGTGGATTGAAGTGTTTAAGACAGGCACCTGGACGGACAGTGCCGGCAATACGCGCACCTGGACGGAGGCGGATTTGGATAAGATTGCCAATAACTATAATCCGGGTGAGCACGAGGCGCCAGTGGTGATTGGTCATCCCAGGGATAATGCCCCGGCCTGGGGATGGGTGGAGGCGCTAAAACGTGAGGGCAACGTTCTGAAAGCCAAGCTGAAGCAACTGGTACCGGAGTTTGTGGAGATGGTGAAAAAGGGGATGTTCAAAAAGCGCTCCATTAGCCTGTACCCGGATTTGCGGCTGCGGCATATTGGTTTTTTAGGTGCGCAACCGCCGGCAGTAAAGGGGCTGGCGGATGTAAAGTTTGGAGAGGAAGAAGCCAGTGAGATTGCGTTAGACTATGCCGATCAGCCATCTGGCACCCCGGCACAGGATCCACAACAGAAAGGTAACCAAAATCAGGGGAGTACAATGGACCCATTAAAGGAATTTCAGGAAAAGTTAGCGGCACTGGAGAATAAGCTGGCGGAGTATAGCGAAGCGTTAGAGAAAAAGGACCGGGAACTTGCCGCTACCCGCCAGCAACTGCAAAAGCTGGAGGCGGATAAACGCCGCATGATGTTTGAGAGTTTTGTGGATGGCCTGATTGAAGCGGGCAAAATTTTGCCAGCGAATCGGGAGCTGGTCATCCTGTTTATGGAAACGATGGAAGGTGCAGGGGAATTTGAGTTCCAGGAAGGCGATGCGGTGGTCAAAAAGCCACTGTTAACGGTTTTCCAGGAATTTTTGCAGAGCCTGCCAGCAAAGGTGCATACCGGACCCCTGCGGTTGCAATTTGCACAAACGGATGATGATGAAAATGTTTCGCCAGTGCAAAAGATGGCGCGGGCGATACGGGAAGGGGGGTAAGAGAATAAGAAAATAAGAAAATAAGAGTTAAGAAATTAAGAAATAAGAGGATGAGGTGAAAGATGAGAATTCAGGAAATTTCGGCCAGGGATACGGTAACCCAGGAGTTTGTGCGCCAGATGATTGGGCGCAGTACCGTCCTGGAATATGCTGAGTTTTACAGCATTGTTGGCAATGCGGATTATACCCGCAAAGCTCCCACTGCCAGTGGTGGGCAATTCCGTGCGCTGGATGCGGATTATCCGCAAAACATTGTAACGCCCCAGTTTGCCAATCCTACCCTGAAGATTCTGGGCGATAAGGTGGAAGTGGACCGGGCACACGAGCGACGGGGGCAGGATATTCCCAGCGTGCGCGCCCAGGAGCTGCTCAATTTTGCCCGCGACCTGGGCAAGCAGTTTCAATACTATTTCTTCAATGGGGATAGCGCCACAGATCCCAATGCCTTTGATGGGCTCAAGCTTCAAATGCCCGCCGGGCAGGTGATTACGGCTGCCACCAATGGGCTTCAGGTGGATGTGGGCAATTCCGATGCGGCAGTAAAAAGCCAGCAGCAATTTATGGAGCTTCTGGACCAGCTGATTGAAACGGTGGATGGCGGTGCCCAGGTGCTGTATATGGACAGCCGAACCCTTGCCCGCTTAACGACCATTGCCCGCAGCCAGGTAACCTGGACACGCAACGATTTTGGGCGCCCGGTGGCACTTTACAACGGCGTTCCTATACGCCCCGCAGGGTACGATAAAAATGGCAATCGCGTTATCCCCCATAACGAAACGGTGGGCACGGCTACCAACTGCACCAGCGTTTACGCGGTACGGTTTTCCGAAAAAGCTGATGTAACCCTGGCAACCAATATTGGCGTGGAAGTAAAAGACCTGGGTCTGGTGGGTGTGCATTATACCCACAGCGTGGAGTTTGATACCGACCTGGTGATTTTGAACGATAAAGCCGTTGCCCGGCTGGAAGGCATTATTATTGCATAAGGAGTGTGACCATGGCAAAATATAAGATTCAAACACCCAACCGCCATTTTAATGGGATCCGCTTTGGGCTTGCTTTTAGCAACGGGCAGGCCGTTACAGAAGACGATGCGCTGGCGCTGAAGATGGAAAAGGAACTGGGCTATGAAGTGCACAAGCTGAAGGAAAGCAAAGCCAAAAATGGCGATAAAACATCCGCTGCCAGCAAAGCCAATGCTACCGAAAAAACCACCCCCACAAACAAAGGATAATTGGGAATTCCCACACCCGCCGGGTACAGGGAGGTGCCCGGTGAGGGTGTATTTAACAGGAGCACCGTATGGCATACGCTACGTTAACAGATATTGAAAAAAGTTTACCGCAGGATATCATCATCCAGCTCACGGATGATAATAATATGGGTGTAGTGGACCAGGCGGTGGTGGATGAGGCCATTGCCTGGGCGGATGATGTGATTGATAACCATGTGCGGGGGAAATACCCGGTACCGCTGAATCCGGTGCCGGATATGATTAAGAAAATTAGCGTGGATCTCAGTATTTACTTTCTGTATAACCGGCGGTTTGAAACGGATATACCCGAAGGGATTTTAATCCGCTATAAAAACACCATGGCACTGCTGGATAAGATCCAGAAAGGGCAGATTTTACTGAATGTGGATACCACGAATAAGGATACCAGTGAAATTCGGGTGAATAAGAGCAGTGAGGATCGAGACTTTGGAGCGGAGGTGTGGGAGAGGTATTAGAAGATTAGAAGATTAGAAGATTAAAAGATTCAAAGATTAAAAGATTATAAAATTAGAAGATTGAAATGAATTTGAAGGAAGTTGAGCAGGCGATTATAGAGCGGTTGAAGAGCCAGATAACGGATATTCCGGTGGAGGCGTTCCCGGAGCGGCCTTCGGAGTACCGGCTGCGGCATGCCAGTGGGGTATTGCTGGTGGTGTACCGCGGCAGCAAGTATAGCGAAAGCCAGAGCGCTGGCCTGGCGGTGCAGGCCCGCACGCAGGAATGGGATATAGTGATTATTAGCCGCAATTTGCGCAGCCATAGCAGCGCCTATGATTTGTTAGACCAGGTGCGGGCGGCGCTGAGTGGCTTCCGGCCAGTGAGCACTGCAGAGGTAATGGTGCCGGTAAGGGAGGCGTTTATAAATGAAGTCAATGGCATCTGGCAGTATGGGATTACATTTACTTTTAGCGAAACGTATGTAGCCAATGCGTAAGATTAACAAAATCATCATCCACTGTACGGATAGCGAATTTGGGGATGTGGAGACGATTGATGCCTGGCACCGGCAACGGGGCTGGAAAGGCATTGGGTACCACTTCCTGATCGGCAATGCTTACCCGAAGTATGAGAATTATAAGGAACGCCTTCCGGTGGTGGAACACGATGGGGTGATTCTGGAAGGGCGACCGGTGGCAGAAATAGGCGCCCATACACTGCACCATAATCTGGATAGCATTGGCATTGCACTGGTGGGCAGCAACGTGTTTAGCCGGGCACAGCTCAATAGCCTGGTTAAGCTGCTGAAAATGCTCATCAAACAGTTTAACCTGAGTATAGCAGATGTGTATGGGCATTATGAGTTCAACCAGTGGAAGAGCTGCCCCAATATAAACATGAATTTTTTGAGGGAGGAGTTTTTCCAATGATTGGCAAGGTACTGGATATTGTGGATAAAACGATTGAGCGGCTGGTGCCCAATAAAGCCGCCCAGGGGAAGTTCAAGCAGGAGTTTCGCCTGAAGTTTCTGGAAATGGCGGTACAGGACGAGGAAAGCCTGCGCCGCTTTATTCTGGAATATGAGGGACGCGCCACCGAGGTGCCCAAAGCCATTCTGTGGATGCGCAGCCTGATCCGGCCCGTGTTTACCTGGTTGTTTGGCCTGCTGGGGGCTTTGTGGCTGGTGGGCTATGGCATGGGAAAATTGCCACGCCCCCCAGAGGCACTGCTGGTATGGAATAGCCTGACCCTTGGGTTTTGGTTTGGGGCAAGGCATTTTGAAAAAATTAAAAGATTAGAAGATTAGAAGATTTGAAGATTAAAAGATTTTAAGATTTTAAGATTGGAAGATTAAAAGATTGGGTAGAACATGGCGACGTATTTTGGGGACACAGCAAACATTTTTCAAATATTGAGTACGCAAAAGGTAGTGATTGGTACCACCAGCGCCAACGTACAACTCCAGGCAAACAGCGTGTATCGGTTGATTGCCGATGTGCCGGTATTTTTAAAACAGGGTCAGGATAACACGGTAGCGGCTACCATCGGCGATATGCTGCTGGATGCCTATCAGGAGTTTTTTCTGAATACGCGCAATGGTATGGAGTGGCTGGCGTTTATTGGTAATGGAAGTGGGAATTTGTTTATCACCCGGGTAGGATAATGCGATGGTTTTTGGTAAACAGCAACAAACGGCGCAGTGCCAGTCCCATTGGTTTACAAAGCAATTGGAACCCATGGAGGCAAGTGATGGCGGCAAATAAGACTAATTTTTTGGAAGATTTCGCGCAGGGTGGGGCTGATTATTCAGATGATCTATTCGCCCATCCAAATCCAGTAAATAAATGGGGTGGCAATGGAATTGTTTATGAAAATTATCCTGG